TAGCTTGGGATGGAATCATCTTGGCAAAATGCGTATAGAAATGGTTCCTCAATTGGGGCAGAAGGGTTCAGGAGCATTTCATACATCTGCATCTTTGAAGCTTCGTCAGTGATGAAGCTTAGCGATTTATCCAGAGACTCCTTTGCTGTGACGTTTGGTTTTCGATTTTTTACGATCACCATCGCAGAAAGAATATGATAGATGGCCGCCTCTTCTCCTGGGCTTATCCCGTTAGTTTTGAATACAGGCTCAGCCGCGTCGATAACTGACGCGGCGATGCGACGAAGTTTGTTGATGTGGTCAGTGGTGGTCATGGTTGTCTAGATGATGTAATTTATGTGCATAGAATCCGTCAACTCTTCACACGGCATCGAGCTCGGCGATGTCGGCAGCAAGAGTGGCGGGATTAAGGGCGGTGAGGATGCCGGAAGCGGGCTGCAATGTCTTGATGCCCATGCCGATGGCCAGGGCGACGCTGGCGGGGATTTCGACCTGGTCAAGGGGCATGTTTTTGGCGCGACTGATGGCGTAGCGGATGCTGTCGAGCTTTTGATCAATGGCGGCATGGCGCACGGCTTCGCCATCTTGGCCGGTGCTGCGCTCGATGAGGTCATCGGGCGTGATGAGGTTTTCGCCGAGGCTTTCGAGGTCGGCGCGTTTGTCGCGTCCGGCATCGACCGTGGGGTCGGGATCGGTGACGAAGTCGATCTGATTCCAGTCTGGAATGTTGGCATACTGGAACAGCGGGCTGCCGGGCATCATGGCGGTGCCAATGACTTTTTCCCACAGCCATTCCAGGAAGGGATACAGGCGGGCGCGGAGGCCTTCGTGGGCGCGGGCGACCTGCTGGAGGAGGCCACGATATTCCACGCCACCGACTTTGCCACGGGTGAAGATCCACTCGGGTGGATACTTCAGCTCGAACATGAATGGGTGGAGGAGATCGGCGAGGATTTCGCGGAAAGGAATGCCCTCTTGGGGATTGTTGAAAAAGTTGAAGCTCTCGTTGTCCGACATCGGCAGGAACACTGCGCCTTCAGCCACCTCGACAAAGCGGCGGCCCGTGTCGGCGGTGGGGTTGCCACCTTGCTCGGCGAGTGCGATCTGCTGCATCGCATTGAGCATCTTGCCGTCGCGGGTGGTGGTGGCACCGAGGAGCGAGGCGCGGACCTTGGCCGAGTGCTTGCGCAGGGCTTTGAGATCGAGCGAATCGAGCAGGTCGCGACCACTCGCGAAGATCACGGGATCACCGTGATACTGGTGGATTCGCGTCGGGTCTTTGAGATGGAAAATGTTGCGGTGCCCCATGGCATTGACTGCCGGGATGTCGGTGAATGCTTTGGAGAGCAGGTAACCACTGGCGTCGGGGTCTTGGTTGAGGCGCAGGAGCTGGAGCTGGTCGAGACCGTTGTATTGGAGGCCGTCAAACCAGCGCAGCTTGCGGGCGGCGACGCTTTGCACGTCGCCATTGGTGAGCTGGTCGCGGCTCACGAGTTGAATTTGAAAGGCTCGCTTGCTGCGATCATTGAGTGACCACGAAGCGCCGGTCGGCTCATACACGGGCAAGATGAAAAGCTCACCATCGCCGAGCATGGCGGAGAGCAGCATGGGCTGGATCGCGAAGAGGTTGTGCTCTTTGCGGATGTCGATGGCGGGGGAATCAGCCCATTTTTTGAAGAGGGCGGTGGCCTCGCGGCGGAAGTCGGCATCTTGCGAAATCGACTTGCAGCCGATGCCTTTGCCGACGGCCTCACGCGGCAGTTGCTGGATGCCGTAACGCACCTGGGGAATGCCTTCTTCACTTTGCAGGAAGCGGGAGATTTGCACGATGTCCTTCGACCGCTGCATGCGCTCGACGCTTTTCGAATTCCACGCGGTGTAGTGCGGCGTGGAGCGATAGCTGCCACCGGAGGTGGTGGTCGTTGTCGCGGCGTTGGTGATGGGCGCGGGTGCGGTGGGCTTGAGTGTTTTGCGACGTGACATCGGGCGGCGAAAGTAAGAGGTGAGACGTGAGATGTCAGAGATCAGCCGAGCAGGGTGGCAGGCTCGTAGCCAGGCCGGAAGCGGAAGCCGAACGGACGGGAGAGCGACTTGGCGACTTGGCCGGCAATCTCGGCCTCGAGGTCTTCAATGGCGGCCTGCACGGCTTGCCGCCGCTGCTCCGGCGAGGAATCGCGAAACTGCGCCGAGTGCGAGGAGCCTTCAAAAGCCTGCGCGGTGATCTCGGCACCGCTGCGATCCTCAGCCAGGAGGAGGTATTGCTCCGTCAGCCATTGCCGCTGTGCGTTTGCGTCGTCCGCATACAAGATGCGGGCGTGAAAACGGAAGTCCGAAGTGAGGTCGGCGATGGTGACTGCGGCCATGCAGCGACCCGGATGTCAAAGGGGCCGAGCATGAGGCAGGGATGGTTGCCGCAGGGTGGGCGGGGTTAATTAGGTCTCGTCAAAGCATCCCACCAGCGCGTAGCAGCTGGTAGTCGATGCAGGTGTATTTAGAGCAGTCGCCGAAGTGGTCGTGGGGGACGCGTTGCCACTCGCCATCGGCGTCGCGTTTTTGGCCTGTGTGGCCGAGTTTGACTTCGGGATCGGCGTCGGTGGGCAAGTGGAAGGCTCCGTCGATGCGCTTCATCATCCGATTCGCGTAGAGCATGTTTTTGATCTCGCGGTCGTTGAAGACGAGCAACGACATCTGCGGACGAGTGGCGACGCGGGTCTCGTGGAGTTGACCATGCTTGGCATCGGAACCTTTGACAGGAATGAAAAAGCCTTTCGAAGCGGCGCACACGTCGAGCTGATCGTCCTGCTGCCAGCCTGTGTCGAGGTAACCTCGGACGGGGAAGATTTTTTCGCCGGTGCCCTCGACGATGATGTGACGGGCGCGGAGGAAGTCGGTGGTGAGGAGGTCTTTCGATGAGACGACGGTGCCCCAGTCGCAGATCCAGACGCCGCCGTCGTGGGCGAGGGCGGCGAGTTCCCAGTGCGTGGTGGCTTCACCGGGATCGGCATTGAGGAGCAGGCGGAGGGGCTTGAATGGCAAGGTGCCGCGTCGATACAATGGGCGTCCGTTTTTGCCGTCGGCAATGGCTTTGACCACGTCATCCATCCTGAGGTTGACGTTGAACTCGGTCCACGGGCGAGCCAGGCGGCTGTTGTGATAGTCCTGCAAGCCGAACATGTCCTTGAGTGAATCGAGGAAGTCCCAGGCCATGGTGCCGAAGCTCTTGGTGGGTGAGTAAAACGAGGGCAGGATAAAGGTGCGGCGGTTTTTGGCGGCGAGTAAGTTGTGGCGTTTTTCAAGACAGCCTTCGACCATGGCTTGCTTGTGCAGCTCGGTGATCTCGCAGCCGTTGTGCGGGCAGAGGTAGCGGACGGATTCACGCACGCGGGTCTCGTCCCACTGGCCGGAGGCTTCACGGGCGGACTTGTCCCAGGTGAGCGATTGGTAGTCGCTGGGCAGCGTGAGGCCAAGGTGCGTGTTGTAGTCTTCGACATCCTCGGGGCGGCCAATGAAGTCGAGATAAAACCAGCCGTGGCAGTGCGGGCACTCGGTGTAGAAATGGGTTTGGTCTCCGGCGAGGATGTAGCGCCAGAAGGGGTGCGTGGGGCTGTTTGGCGTGCTGCTGTAATAGTGGAACTCCAGCGCGCCAAAGCCGTCGGTGCGCTTCGCGATGAGGTGGAAGGGGTGGGCCTCGGGGGCTTGCTCGCTCTCGCTCTGGATGAGCTTCGAGGCTTCGTCGCAAAGGGTGATGCCGTAGGAACCGCCGGAGAGGGCACCGGGGGAATTGCCGCCGACCAGGTTGACCATGCCGCCGGAGAGGTCCATCGACATCGAGCGATAGCGGTCGGAGTTGGCGGGCTTGCAGGCGGCGAGGATGGGATTTTCGTCGATGAGCACCTGCATGCGCTTTTCACTCAGCTCGGTCTTGGTCCAGTCGCGTGAGCTGCCGATCATCAAGATCGGCATGGGGGCGTTCACCAGGCGATACGCGGCTCCGAGGGTGAGCATGGTCGTTTTTGCGATCTGCACACCGGCGGAGACGCCACATTCGTTGATGCCGACTTCGGGGTTGAAGCATTCGAGAATCGGCCGCTGAAACGGACGCGAGGCGGTGCGAAAGGGACCGGCGGAGTTCGGGGCCATCTTGCGCGGCAGGATGATGTTTTCCTCCAGCCAGGGCACGACGGCCTTGCGCCGCTGGGTGCGAAACATGCCGAGCACCTCGCTCTGCACGGCGGCGGTGCGACGCTGCTGCGGGGTGTAGGGCACACGCGAGGGCGTGTAGATGATCTGCGGGACGGGAGCCGTGGGCGCGGCCTCTGGCGTGACAGAGATGGCGCGTGGCGGCAGCAGGGCGGCGATCTGCGCGTCGGCGTAGAGTTCGTCGATCTCGGCCTTGCTGGCGCTGCCGCGACCGTATTTGTCGAGCAACGCGGCAAGACGCCGACGATTGAGCGCACTGGCGGCGGCGGTGAGGTCTGGCGGCGGGGCGGTCATGGCTTTAACCATTGAGCAATCACGGCACGCGCCACTTGCTCGGTCATCTTTGGCGGGACGCTCATGCCGATCATGTATTTGCCGATCTTGTCGGTCTTGGCGTGGTAGTCGTCGGGGAAGCTGCCGAGGCGAATGACCTCTTGAATGTTTAGCTCTCTTGGATGCCGCCAATGAGTGAGCGTTTTCAGGTTAGCGGTCAAAACGCAAGATGGCTTAGCCTCGTCAATTCTGATGTGAGAGAAGCACCCTTCCTTTTCATTAAGTCGGCGCTTTGTGTCTGAGTAGCTTTTCCCCGGCTTTGTATTGTGCCAATACTTTGCGTCATTTGGCCGCGGGCAACCTGCTCCACTATCAACATCAGCACACGCCTCTCCTGCTGAAATCCACCGATGTTTAGGCGCGAGCTTCAATGGCGGCGCGGCGATGTCATTGCGGATCGCGCAAAAGAAAACTCGCTCACGACGCTGCGGCACGCCGCAGTCGGCGGCGTTCACCAGAAACAATTGCGGGCGATAGCCGATCTCGCGAAGCCGAGACATGATGAGCTTTGTGTAGCCCTTGGCATTCCCGAGGATCATCCCCTTCACGTTCTCGGCAATGATCACTTTTGGCTTCAGCCTTTCGGCGAGATCTAGGAAATCAAAAAACAAATCAGACAGCACCTGCTTTGCTTGCCCTTCGCGGAAGTGTTTATCCTTGCCCCATGACTTTTCCCGAAGGCCAGCCGTCGAGAACGTCGAGCACGGCGGCGAGCCGTCGAGGATGTCGAGATTGAAAAGCTCCGGCGGTAAGTCGGCTGTGATCAAGTCGCGAATCGGGCAGAGGAAATAGAGCGGCGTGGCGAGGTTGTGCTTGTAATGCCATGCCATTTCGGGGTCGATGTCGTTCGCTGCCACGATGCTACAGCCTGCGCGTTTGTAGCCCATCGAACTGCCACCTCCGCATGCGAAAGTGGACATCACTTTGACGCCGTTTTTTGGGACGGCATCAAGCTCTGAAAGATTCCAGGCGCAGTCAGGTTTCATTCTTTGGGACGATCAAATTCCATGCCGCATCGCGGGCATTTGCATTCCATCGTGAAGCCGTCCACGTCGATTTCCTTTGTGCTGCCATCGGCGTCGGCATCGCCTGCAGGTAGTGGCGGTGCGGGTGGCAGCGCGGACAGAAGCGCGAGAACGGGATCGACCGAGGCATCGCGAAGGCTGGCAAGCAGGGCATCGAGCTTGTCTTCGTCGTTTTTGCCGGAGTGGGCATTGGCTGCCAGCATGCGGGCGAGGTGCGTCTCTTCATCGTAATCGCTT